ACCAGTGGAAAGTGGGATAGGAATTCTCCTGGCGTAATTGGGCACTTAGCGTAGGTGAGAAAGGTCTTTCTGGCATTGAATCGGAACTTCCGTTCGACTCCTGGTTCTCCAACCGAGGATTCTTCGTCGGAGTCGAAGTTTCGTCTTGCTCGTTTTCGAGGTGCCTCTTCAATTGGTGGCATTTGCAGAGATCAAGTACACAATCACAGTCTAGTTGGAGACCCTCTTGGCACCCTTCGAGTGGTTTTTCACACTTGTAGCAGAGGATGTGCCTAGGCATGCACTTTGAATTATGATTTATAAAAGTGAGGTACGCTCCCACTTATGGTACTGGCGTGCTGACGCCTACTGACGCCTAGCTGACGCCTAGCGTCCCAATATATGGAGACTGCGCTAACATCCGTTTTAGCCTGACCCGCATATATCGCGGGTTCATTTAGAAATTAGCGACTTTTACGCAAACCTTGCAAGGGTGTCCCCGAGCGGAGCGGGGTTAGGGTTAGGTTAGGGTTAGGGTTAGTTTTTTTCCCTACACTTACCTTAAATGGGGCCCCGGCCAAAAGCCGGGGTTAGGAATAACCAACATCGACCCCCGAACGGGGGGTTGATGCCTCGCAGGTGCAGCTTGCTGCACGCGAAGTGTCCGTCAACCGACCTTAGGAATAACCCATACCTGAGGTCCCGTGGGACCGAAGCCTCGGAGGACCGGCTTGCCGGTCGCGAAGTGTCCGAGCGCGAAGCGCGAGAATGGGAATCGAGCCGGAGGCCTCTTATTAATTTAGTCTTTTTATATTTAGAGATAAATTAAAATTATTCAGGCCGGAGGCCGATCGCAGCCGTCAGGCAGATCACGAAAAAAGACTTTAACTTTTTTCCGCCACGCCCTAGACTAAGATTCTAGGGCGTGGCGGTTTGGCGGGTGGCATCCCCTATTTTGCTTTTTCCCGGCAAAATTTTATGCCTATTGCCACCCCAGCAATCCTAGCTGGAGTACCATTAATCGCAGCAGGCGCAAAGTACTTGTGGGAGAATCCGCGACGAGTACTCCAGAAGGGGATCGAAGGCCTCGAGTTAGCTTCGGGCCTGAGCTTAAGTCAAGTACACCCGTGGTACGGGGCGACACTAGCAGCCAAGGCAGGTACCCGACTACTTGGTTGGCAGCAAGACTATCCATCGACCACCCGCGGATACCACAGGAGATACGAGACCGCTTACGCGCGTTCTTTCAAGAATGCCCCTCCGACGTTTCAAACGTCGAGGTACGGCACGTGGCGTCGCAAGAAGATTTGGAAGCCGAAGAAAAAGATATGGGGCAAGAAGAACTGGAAGAAGCGTTATCCGGCGAAGAAGATTTGGAAGAGCTATCGGACTGCGAAGAAGAGGATTTGGAAGAAGACGTGGTAGAATGTTCAAAAGAAAGCAAGGGCGCCTAGCCAAGGCGAAGGTGTTCACGACGTACGAAATGAGCGAAATCCACAATGAGAAGTATGTTATCTACGGCTACTCTGTGGGCTCTCCGCCAACCGAACCTCCAAGACAAGATTGGCCAATGACCATCTTCTACACTGACTGTCCCAGAAACGAAATGGCAGCTTTCTACGCTGCACAGACTGTTACAGGTCCCAATATGCCCGGAGCTGGACCTTCTGACAGAGTCACAACTACTGAATTTCTCAATCAACATCTCATCAACAACCAGGGAATAGGTACCACTGATTACGACTTCATCTGCTACCTTAGAGGATACTATTCCCACCATCGTATCTACAATCCAAACAATCATCCAATGTGGGCCAAGATATTTGTCATTGCACCAGCTTTCGGCAAAACTCCAACAAGTGATCCTGCAGGCATCATTGCTTCATATCTCGGAGGTCAGTACAACAGCATGAGCGTCATTCAATTCGACCAGGACACCGCTGCACTTTCAACTAGCAACATTGACTGGAAGAACCTCGATACTACAGCAAACACAATTTTAGGTGGCTCCATCCATGGACTTTATCCAGTCGACAAAACATGGGCTGCAAGAGCTCGCTGGCGAACAATATCTTCCAGGAAGAAAGTCCTCATTCCTGCCGGAGGAGTGTTCAAGTTCAGGTTGTGGCACAAAGGTTTTGGTCCCATCCCCATTGCAGAATATGCTACAGCTTCAGGCAATCCTTGGTGCTGGACAGATAGAATTGTCAAAGTTCAAGCTATGTCAACTATCGGAATGACTCCCTACGCTGCTGATTCTACATCAGATAGACTCCATTCAGACTTTGTCACTTTTGGAATATGGGTCCACAATATCAAGACACTCAAGACACTGGTATTGAACAAACCGGTCTTCATCAACAGCATGAGTACAGCTCAGAAGGCTACCGCTGTAATTGATCCTTCAGTTCAACCTGGAATTACGGTATCCCAGCAAGTTATGGGTCCTAATCCTGCGTAATGTGTCATGGAAATTTTTAGCTGGGTTTTATTTCCACACTACCGATGAACAACTCATATTTTTGATAGCAGTACTTTCCCCAGTAAAAAACTTAATCTAAGTCAACCACAGGCAGCATTTCAATCTCAATGAAGCGGGCTCTGATGGCTTCTACAGTTGACGGGCTTTCTTCTTCGAATGCTTGGGCGATAGTCAGATTACTGGCGACGACGGTCCAGAGGGCGAGTCCTGGAGGGATGATTCTTTGGTGGTACCTTGTATCTCCTGGCACAGGACGGGCGAACTTTGAAGTATTTCCGAGGACAAGAAGGTGTTGCGCTTTGGGCAAGAGGTCGTCGTAGACGATGATTTGTTGGTCACAGTATAGGTCGAAGGGATACCGGTTGTTGCCGACTTTGTAGTTTTGGAAACAGTAGACTTTCTCTTCAAGCCACTTGGTCTTGCCAGAGTCAGGTGGTCCCCAGAGCCAGACGTTTCTTTTCTTTCCGGCAGCTTGAGGGTCAGCAAAGACTTGGCCGCTTGGTCCTGTAATTGGCCAGCTTGGTGTGCCTTGAGACAGCCCACGGCGGTAGTTAAGCCAGCTTGTACGGTCTCGAAAGACATTGCAAAAGTTCTTAGAAAACTTGTAGAGATCGACTTTTCCTGTAAGCTCAACAGGAGGGACTCCATCCTTGCACAGGTATTCATAAGTCCTGACAAGGTCCTCAGTGCCAGAGACTCGCTTGATGTTTGGGTGAAATCGTTGGAGATGTCCAATTCCTTCAGCTCCATGATCAATTGCCGGTTGTTGTTCAACAATGTCAAAGCATTGAGGAGAGGAGAGGTCAAGTTTTTGGACGAAAGAGACGTACGCGTGGAGATGGAGTGTGCCATCTTGGTGACGCTCTTGTTTTGCGAAACAAGTTGCGACTCGATCCACCAGTGGAAAGTGGGATAGGAATTCTCCTGGCGTAATTGGGCACTTAGCGTAGGTGAGAAAGGTCTTTCTGGCATTGAATCGGAACTTCCGTTCGACTCCTGGTTCTCCAACCGAGGATT